ATGTTGACCGATAAAAAAATCAAAGAGTTAAAATGGAATGACAAAGACGAAATGTTAACAGATTCGCCAAATTTACACTTGCTATTGACGAGGACAGCTAAACTTTGGAGGTGCAGATTCTCCTTCAATGGCACGCAAAAAATTCTATCTTTGGGGAAGTATCCACATGTAAGTATCTTCGATGCCAGAGCGAAACGAGATGATGTATTAAGACTACTGGCTCAAGGGATTGACCCATCTAAAGAAAGGAAAAAAGAAAAGATAGAAGCTAAAGGCGGGAACTTTTTCTCGTCGATTGCCCAAGAATGGCTGCAACATAAAAATATTGGCGAGAAAACCAGAAACGATTTGAAAAGGAGATTGGAGCTTCATATTCTCCCTAAATTGGGCAATAAAAAAATTCAAGATATCGACACTCAAGAAGTTATCGCATTGTGCAGAAAGGTCGATTCGCCCCAAGTAGCAAGACGGGTTTTATCCTTGATCCAGTCGGTCTTCCGGTATGCAAAAATCATTGGCATAATAAAATACTCACCAATCGAAGGAATAAACGAAGCCTTGCCAGTTGCTAAAAACAATCATCATCCGTGCATTATCGACAAATACCATAATTTTAGAAAACGGAAAATGGCGATCGGGCAATTGCTAATTGATATTAAAGAATATAAAAATGGGGCTGATATGACAAAAAAAGCTTTATACATGCTTGCCATGATATTTTGCCGCCCAATGGAATTATGCCAAATGAAATGGGTGGATATTGACTTACAAGAAAAGGTCTGGCGGTTCACATCAACGAAAACCGACACTAAAATTGTTACACCATTAGCCGATCAAGCCATCAATATATTATTGATGTTAAAGGAAAAAGATATATCAAGTGAATATGTTTTTCCCCACAGAAGTAATAGAAGAAAACATATATCTATCAATACGTTAAAAGGATACATGTACACTATCGGCTATAAGGATGTACATGTGCCGCATGGATTCAGGGCGGTTGCCAGAACTGTATTAGAAGAAAACTTGAAAATCCCGAATTATTTAATCGAAATGCAATTGGGACACAAGACAACAAACCCACTAGGTAGAGCATATGAAAGGACGCATATGCTAGATGAGAGGAGAGTCATGATGCAAAAATGGGCGGATTATATTGATGAATGTATTGATTTTGCAAGGAAATTAGGGACTAGATTATGATAAAATTTCACCCTACTATTTTTAAAAAGTCTGAAAATGAAATTTTACCTGTTAAAAGAGAAATTAACCCGAGGAAGAAAATGATAACCACTGTTAGCATGGTGATTCCGCCATATTTGAATCCGTTAAGGAAAGTTCCCCCTTTCACAATCTTTTCATGAACTTCTTCCAACATGACATTATTCTTGGCAATTTCACTTTTAATTGAAACAATATCGTCTTCTATCATTTTAATTTTCCAATCTCTGTCGTTGACGTCTACGGGAGATAATGGACAGGGGGGCTTATCCATTATTTTTCTCTAATCACAATTTGCTTAGTAAAATCATCGGTTTGCCCGAAGGTCGTATTTATTCTGCATGTTATGTTATAGGTATTTCCTGAATATCCCCCGCTCACCAGTAATAATAATTGAGTGTTATCGGCGGTTAAGGAGGACTCATCGATTACTAAATCTGGATGAGTTTCAATCTCAAAACTTGATAGCTGTTCACCCTGAATTAAATAGTCCTCGCCATACCCTGTTTTATTTGTTTTTTGTGCAAAATCAAATACATAATAAAGAGATGCATCTGGGTCTTTCTCCCACTTTCTGGTTGCTTGTGACATTGATAATAATTCCTATTCCTATTATTGTTATTATTCTATTGGATAAATGTAATCTCTTTTTTCCACTCCATAGTGCCAATACCTAGATTCGATTGGATAAACCCTACTTGATGGAATTTGGGTTGCGCGGAAAAATACACTACCGTCAAAGTCAAATATTGTTACCCCATTAATATCAAATGATGATTGAGTTAATAGCCCAGTGTCAAAATCAAATTGACTGTTACTTAATGCGGATAGATCACTATTTGCCATCGCTATTTCTCCCCCATGCCCAAAAAGTATTGACATTTGAGTAAGCGTTAGCAGACTTGGGACAACGATTATGCAGCATAAATTATGCTTCTGTAATAGTTGAGGTGGTTTTGATTCTTGGGATAACCCCAGTTGTAATAGTTAAATTTGGAGATAAAGCCCCATGAAACAGAACGTTACCTGCACCTGATGGTAAATCACCGATAGCAGCATGGGTAATCGTATCACCTCCAGCTTGACATTCTGCAAATTCAATTGCAACAGCAGGGGAGGCTACATTGCCCGAAATATTCCAACCAGTTGGATCTCGGGTAACTGCTACCCTTGCATATCCGGTATAGGTAGCCTCATTGGCTGTTTGATTTCCACCTTCACCTGTTGAAGCAGTATGGAGTGACAAGTATAAATTGCCCGTTGGCGTGTTATGGTTTTCGGCAATTAGTGGAATAGCATTTCCATGAAATACTAACCCGAGAAGTTTTGATTCAAAATAAGATGACTTTGACATATATGGCTTTTTAAAAAATAGTTAATCTGTACAAGTATTTATATGTTTTTTGTTGCCAAAAATCAACAAAGGGGTATTGTTTTATTCATCCCTACCTTCATCATTTCTTCAAATTCTTCCAAGCATAAATGTCGATCGGTATAGCCTAGTTTTTTTCCGGCCTCGTACCTTGCATTAAAGGCCGATTCTAAATCATCGAATCTGCCAATATATTGCTGTTTGCCCCTTATGCAGATGTCAACTCGAAATTTTCCCTTGTATATACTTATTCCAGGAATGCCAGTTTTATTGTTTATTCTTTTCTTTTGATTCCTTAAATTTTCGCCAATTGAAACTAATCTTAAATTGTCAAGTTTTTCGTTTTCGGTATCGCCGTCGATATGATCAACTACGTGATCAGGAGGTATTGGCCCAAATAACAATGTCCATATGATTCTGGTGGATGCGTAGGCGATTGAATCGATAACCACATTTTTTCTGGTGTCACCTTGATAATCGCTGAATTCATATGTGGCGATTTCACCCGTTCCTTTCCAGGTCAAAGCGCCTGTTCCTTTATCGTAATCTAATAATTCTTTTAGTTTTTCTCGGTTTGGCAAAGCTTTGAATTTCATTTTTCTTCTCCTTTATTTGCCTAATTATTTATATGGCATATAAAGGAAAAAGGGAGGGGATGGAGGATTAATCTTGATGGGGGGAGTAATTAGGATTTGGGCGTTCTATCTGTGCTATTTTTTCGCGGCTTCTACCGTAAGCTGTTGCCCCAAGTATCGCCCCGAAAGCAACATGAAATAGCCCACCTGAATGTAGGGTTATAGGTTGCCACTGGTGGGTAATGTCACCCGAGTTATTCAATTGAAGAATTGACCAGAAGATTGGGAAAATTATGAAATCGAATACATTTATGACGAGATATGTTAAGGCGGCTAATGGTCGCCAAATTTTACGGATTGGCTGCATATAAAAAACCCCTTCCAGTTGGGGGGGAAGGGGTACGGGTAAAAGGAGAAGAATATATTTTTATTGTTATAAATTTATTTATATGCAAGATTTTTTCATTAAATTTAATTTTTAATTTTTGCCCTATGGCACAAAGATGACTTACTATATCCGATTGTTTTAGTGGCGCAAGCTCCTGCTAATCTCATTGCTCGCCTATCCTCAATTGTCAAATTATGATTCATTTCTTCTTGTTCATTTTTTAAAATTATTTCTTGATTTCTTTTCTCCAATATGATTTGCATAATCGGCTTACCTGTTAAGGTGGATTCCGTTAATAAGTAATCTAGACTTAATTCTTCCATTTTTCTCCTTATAAAATTTTAATCTTCATGCTCCAACAATTCCGCCAATGACAATTTTTTATCATTTGGATTATATTCTTTCTGCGGTAAATCCCTTACCTTTCCTATGCCAACATCTGGTACTGCAAAAGGATCATATGGATCTTCAATCCCCCCATTAATACCTTGATGTTTAAGGTGTTTATATTTCTCGGGGATAGAATGACTATCCCCTTCATCGTCTTTAATCGAGGCTAAAAACTCTTTAAGATTAAAATCTGGTGGTAATTTTTCATTTAATTTTTCATCCCTAAAATTTTGACCTTTTGAGATTCGATTTAAGGCGTTATTTTTTTCTGGCAATGGTTTAGTATGGCCATTTTTTTCAATTGATTCTAGCGCGTCTAAAGAGTTCCCGCTATTTTCTTCTTTAATATCAATAACATCCAGATGAATATATTCATTTTCAATATCTAACTTAATATCACCAATCACGGTTTCATTCTCCAATTCATCAATAAAATCAATAACTTGTTTTTTCTGCTTGTTTTTTGTTTATATAATATCTTCTGTTTCTTTCTTGTCTTAATCTTTTTTGATGTTCGATTCTTTCTGCTTCAGATACAAAAACTGAGCGAGGGTTAATATTCGTTGTAGTTTGATTTAATATAGGTTGCTTATTGCTTCTTATATATCTTTTGCTTCTATACTTTTTAACTCTTTCTCTGTTTAGTCTTTTTTGATGTATAACCTTTTCTTCTTCAGAGGCAAACTTAGATTTATATTTCTTGTTTTTTGATTTAGTTTTCTTATTTTCTTTTGTTTGGCCTGCAGGCCATCTATTCTTATCATGATATTCATTTTTCTTGTTGAGATAATCCTCGTCATTTTCCAAGTCAAAAAATTTTTGTAATAACGATTCACACAATAATGCTTGTTTAGTATTTTCCCATGGTATTATTTCTTCTATCCTAAAATTATGATAACCCTTATCTAATTTAACTAGTTCCTTTACTAATTTTGAACTTGACCAATAGCCATATTTTATCCCTTTACTTTTTCCCTTGATATATTTTTCTTTTGGCCTGAGTAACTCAGAAGGATGACAACCCTTCCTAGTGCGACAACCTATATACATCTTGCCAGTTATTTTATGACTTATACAATAAACATATGGGGTTGTATTCTCGCCTAAATTTTCCTCATTTTCTATTTGATCTTTTAAGAGACGATTAGGGGCGATATTTTCAATCAGTAATGTTATTACAAGCAATTTAAAAATAATCGATTCTAGCGCGTCTAAAGAGTTCTCATTATTTTCTATTTTAAAATCAATCATTTATCCCCCATTATTTTTAGGTTTAAACAAGTTAGGATTTTTATTTTTCATTATATTGACCAACCAGCCAACGCTAACAAAATGATTTTGGTTACATATCTCTTTGATTTTTTGGAGCTTTCTTTCAAATCCCGCAAAAGACCAATGCATGGAGTGGATCCGTTCAGGCGTATACCCATTCAAAAATAACACTCTAACCGTTTTCCAAAAATTACTATGTCCAGTGTCATCCTTGGTAAATAAATCTGAATATTTTCCGCTCATTAACTCATCTACTATCATTCCAATGTTGTTATTTCTAACTGGTGTTGGATTATATTTTTTAACTTCAATTTCTGGCACATAATCATCGGCTATGAATTGATCAATATCGATTCCCCCATCCCTATCAGTCCGGCCAATTCTTTTAAGTTTAAATTTCTTAACATTTTCCATTTTATAGGATGGGGCATAATATATTTGGGACGGATTCAATGAGGCCAAATCCACTTTATATTCTGGAAATTCCGCTTGCACCATTTCAGCATATTTTTTTGCTACTTGACGATATAAGTCTGCATCCATTTGTTGCCCATTTTTTAAGCTTAATATCACTCTTAAACCGCCAGAATGGGTTGTATATATTGCTCCTACATGCTTGTTTTTATTGAAGTAATCTAAATAAGGATCGATTGGAATAAACACTCCATTAGCTTTATTTTCTTCAGTATTGTCGATATCCAAAACAATGAAGGTGGAGGAAATCATATCTTCCTTTTTCCTCCCCGTTCCACTGGTACTAAATGCACAAAATGAAGGGGCATGGTCTTTATTTTCGACTTGCACAGTTAAAGCCTTAAAAGTTTCAAATAGGCCATGATGAGGTATATAAGGAATATCAATACCTTCAGTGTCGAATTTTGTAGCGTAACCTTGAAAGGTATAGTCTGTTTTCAATTCCCTTATTTCTTCAAGTTTTTTATCTCTTCTGGCTTGCTTTAATTCCTCAATCAATATAGGGTTTCTAATGTCATCCCTTTCTTTATCTTTTTCCTTAATATATTTTTTATGTTCTTGTTTATCCTTGGCCTGGGCTTTGATATCCCGCAGCATTTTGAAACTGAAGGCTTCTGATTTGTCCCAATATTTTTGCAAATTTTGATGACAAAAATGGGGGAGTGTTCCATCCCTATATCTTTGCTCGAAATTATCGACAGTTTCAGCTTCTGGTAAATTTCTAGTAAAATCAGTCAAATCATGAAGAATCACCACATTACCTTTAGGGTAATTGTTGACGACATATGCCCTAACAGCCTCAGCCGCATAAGTATCTAGGACAAATAAATATAACTCCATATTAGGTTGTAAATTGCGAAGAGCAGAACGGCCTAGGGTTTGCAAGTCAGCATCCAATCTTTGAAAACCTATAGCGGTCAATGGACTAATCCCGTTTTTTCGATAAAAATATTCATGCTCAAAATCATGACGGTAAGCATGGGCGCAAGCTATTTTAGTCCGGTCAGAATACGAATTTAAGCCAGCGTTTTTAATCGAAATTTTATCTACGTTATCGGGTAGATATTTTTCATTACTGCTTTGGATGGTTACAATCGCCCCTTCCATATTTTCCGAAATCCATTTTTTCAAGTATTCAATCGGGGGTTTGCCTGTCGTCTCATTAGGCGCAACCAGCCAATTGTTGGAAATCGGGGCGTTACCCTTAGAAAAAGGTACTATATAGATAGTAAATGGTATATCGTTTTTTGGGGGGTTGATACTTTCAGCAGTCACTCTTATCTTTCGGAGATGAAAGCCCAATCGGCGCATTCTAATATATGCGTTTGATTTATCGAATTCCGAGCGTAGAATGGTGGTGTTGGGGGCAAATATAGTCTTTCTGGGTTGACGATGAAAGGTTAATTTATATTTCTTTTTATCGTCAAGGTCTTGACATTCCAGTTCATCCCATTTTTCCCTATCCACCACCCAATCAAAAGAGTTATATACCTGGTGCATAACATTTAAATTCTCTTCAATATAATCATCATGTCTTAAGTTTGAGCAATGCTTAAAGATCGCTTTATAATCAAGTGGGTATTCTTCACTTTCCACCACTTCAATATATTTTTTCAAAATGGGGAAATTGGAAGTTAAATTAAATGTAACACTATCATCGATATCGCTTAGATCGTCGATAAAGGTATGAGTAAAAAAAGACTTTCTACCTTCATCCATCATGAAATAATGGATTGTGGATACTACGGTAAGGGTTGGCAATGTGCCTTTATTAATGAGTTCGGTTAAAGTAGTTCTAACGTTTTTAACAGGCACACCATTATATTGATGATCGCTAAAAATAACAGCCGTTGGAATTTTTAATTTTTTAGCTTTCTTTTCAATCTCAATTGCAAGCTCTAAAGTGGGCGCAACTAATAAAACTTTAGGGTCAAAAGGTTCATCCTCAAGGATAGGAGCATAGTGTAAGTGTTGTATTTTTTGGAGTGTTAAAGTTGTTTTACCACACCCCATCGGAGACGGATCATATCCAGTTACGATAGATGGAGTATCATTGGGTGTTACACTCTCAGGGCATAAATCAAATAATGGGTTGTTGGTAAATCTGGAGGGGTTTAGGGTGGATTTTAATTTTTCTTGATTAAATCGGTCAATGTGTTCATCAATCATTTTTTCTATTTGTGCCATTAATATTCCTTTTAAAGTTTACCGCTTAATCGGGGAATGGCTTGGATGAGGCGCATTAAAAATTAAAAGGAGAAATTATTAATGCATTCACATTCCCCAATGTATATCATCCAAGCCATGTTTTAAGCGTTTACAAATCTATTTATACTTTAAGTATAAGTTACTTTTTTAAAATACCCCTTGTTTTTTTAAAATATTTGTGATTCAAAAATAAAATATTATTCCTTCATATTTTATTTATATTTTATTTTCATTTTTCCTTAGAAGAATTTCTTATATAGAAAGCATTCTTTATCACTTTTTTTCATATAGAAAAATGATATAGTGAAAAATCAATAGGTTATGATTTTAGATCGAATCATTAAATTTTCTTATGGATCATTAATGATGTATAGATGATTATCTATGGTTGGATTGGACGGGAAAGGAACTGTAGAAATGGAATTGAATTAGAATTGAAATAGAATTGAAATGGAATTGTGCCAAACCGGAAAAGCGAATAATGGGGGGTTATATTTCCTCAAGGTTCAATCAAGGAACAATCAAGGAACAATTAACGTAAGTTATTGATTTAATTTGGGAAAAAAAAAACCGCTCGAAAAAGGGGGGGTTTATATATATAATAGGTCGGTAAAAATTAGCGGTTTTTTTTTTCCCATTAATAATCAAAGACTTATATTACTTTAAAGGGTCAGGACAAACATTTAACCCTTTAAAGTAATATAACCACCCCATTATTCGCTTTTTCTGTTTGGCACAATTCCATTTCAATTCCCGATCAATCCTCAAGGCAATCCCAAGGTAAACAAGACGCTTTTCAAAAAAAATTAAATATCGTCTCATCCAAAACCACAAATAAAAAGGGGACTAATTTAATTCCAGTCCCCCAACCACCAACAACCACCTAAATCACCCTTTGAATTTCATATTGTGATCCCTTATTTTGTCAATGACAGCCACACCATCAATCAACATTTTAACAACATCATCCCCCCTTTTTATACCCTCAACTAAAACTTCAACAACTATTAAACCAGCCATTTTTCGAGTTATACCTTCATCCGCCCTAACCCAATCAGTAATCGTATATTTGTCTTTTGCATCCACCATTGGGGATAAGTAAGCATCAATGAAATCAATGATATCATCGTGTTTATAATAACTCCCCCAATTTTTCCTCACCTTAAAATCCCTTTGGGCTACCCAAACTCCACAAGTTTTTTTCACCGAGTTTCTACTGATACCCAACAATTCAGCTACTTCCATCACATGACACCATAAAACCCCATCTTCATCCCTTATATAAGGTGGTTGTTTCCTACCTTTAATTTCTATTTCATTAATTTCAATAACTTCATTAGTCATTTCATCTTCTCCACTTAAAAATCGTTTTCATATAAATATCTATATGTCTTTATTTTTTGGTAGGAGAAGATATGGGGCAAGTAATAAGTTTGGATGCATTTAGAGCGATTAGGACAAAAATAGAGAATAATCAATTTGACGATCAAGTCAATGATTTTTTAAAGAATAATCAATCCTTAGTGGATGAAATAATCGACGATCATGTCGATACCGATTGGCTAGATTTAGAAGATTTAACAGTGGAAGAAATCATCAACATCCTGGATGACTTGGAAGCGGAAATATATGACCACAACATTAATATATGGTAAGGGTGGAGTTGAAGGTGGAACAAGAAAAGGAATTTAAAGAATTGATAAAAGAATTGTACCGACATCAATTTAAGCAGGTGCAAGAAAGAGTTAAATCTGGTTGTGCCACGGGTGAGGATATGATTTTTATTAGAGATCACTTAAAGGGATTAAAGGATAAGGAAGGATAGAAGAAATGGAATATCTAATCATCATATATGTAATAGCAACCCTGATAATCATCTACCAACAAGCAAGGGACAAGAAGAAACTAAGGTATCTCCTGGATAAGCTAAGGGAAGGGAAGGATAAGCAATGATAGGATTTAGGATTGCACGAGGTGAAGAAGTGGAGGAGTATTATCCCCATGTGGCTTCATCGCAATATCGATTAACCAAGGATAATATCAAATATGCAATAGGGGAGGCAGCAGATTTATTAGTTGCCCAGTTGCAGAATTATGTTGACGAAATCAATATCCAATCACTTGATTACCAGGATAAGGTAGAGCTGATATTCAATGGTGCAACTATTCGATATTTTCTAGTTGAGATTGAGCCGGAACCAGCGGTGACAGGAGAGGATACAAGCGTTCCCCCAGTGCCCTATCCAGAATAAACATTATATGAAATTGTATAATGAATGGATAAGGTGGACAAGGTGGATCAAGGTTGGATAGAGTTGGGACTAGGTTGGATCAAGGTGGACTACCATTTCAATTAAGAATCTAAATGAGAATGAGTCTTAGGTACTATGGCAAATTTTGGCCCCTGCGGTGCTTCAGAGTCCCAAAATTTTGCTCCTAAATCAAAATCCGGTATTAACTTTTTCATATAAATATCAATGAGTTACTGAAAAACAAGAATAATAAAAATGCAAATTTCCATCAAAAATTCATTTCCAGATTTGATCAAAGATTTAAAAAAGATGCCAGATAAGATCCAAGAACAGATCATTCGACCAGCATTAAAGGATGCGGCTAATGTGGGCAAGACGCAACTCATCAGATCAATCGGCCAAAATTATAATTTGTCAAGACCAGAAATCGCACAGACTTTCAAAGTAAGAGTTGAACCATCCAAATCTTCAATTTTAAATGGTGGGATAAAGTGGAAAGCCAGTATTACGTCTACAACTCGAAGACCAAGTTTAAATATGATTCGATTTGTAGAGAGAAAAGTTTCACTGGCTCAAGGAAGGAAAAGAAAAAAAGCAGGAACACAAAATCAGTTGCATGTCAAAATAAAAAGAAGTGGCGGTGTTAGGCCAATGGGAAAACGTGTGTTCATTGGTAATAAAGGTAGGACTGTATTTAAAAGAATTAAGGGTCAGTATATGGCAAGTCGCAGGGGGCAAACTAAACACAGTGAAAAAATAAAAGCTGTGTCGACTATCAATATACCCGCGATGATGAAAGCAAGAAGAGTCATGGATACTGCTGTAGAAGCCATCAAAATAAATTTTTTATCTAGATTGGAACATTATTCAAAAAGAGTTTTGAGTAAAAATACCTTAAAAATTCAAGGGTGAAAAAGAAAAACTAAGTTATATTATTTTTTTAAATAACAGATGAAGAAATGAAAACGACATATTATGTATACGCTATAAGCCATAAAGTAACGGGGAAATGGTACATCGGGTCAAGAATTGCAAATGGATGTCACCCAGAAGAATTATTCAGAACGAGAGAAAAATATATTGAAGGGAAAAGTAAAGGGTATAGAAAGGGATATTTCACTTCATCAAAATATGTTAAACGGCTTATAAAGTTAGATGGTGGAATAAAAAACTTTAAAGTTGAAAGTGTAAAAATTTTTGACACTAAAGAAAAAGTATTGTTGTGTGAAGCTTTACTTCATCGATTATTTGACTTGAAGAACGATAATGAATATTTAAATCAAATAAATGCGGGTGAAAAGTTCAATCATGTAGGAAGAACGCATTCTGAAGAAACACGTAAGAAAATGAGGGATTCTCATAAGGGAAAGTTTGTTGGAGAAAATCATCCATTGTATGGAAAGAAACATTCAGATGAAACCCGAAGAAAAATTAGTGAGTCTCAGAAAGGGAAAAAACTTTCCGATGAAACACGAAGAAAAATTAGTGAGTCTCATAAAGGAAAACAACTTTCCGATGAAACACGAAGAAAAATGAGTTTGGCAAAGAAAAATATGTCCGATGAAACCAGAAAAAAAATGAGTGAGTCTCATAAAGGAAAACCGCAGCAAATTATAACTTGCCCACATTGTAATAAAACTGGTGGAGTTTCTAATATGCAACGTTGGCACTTCGACAATTGTAAATCACATCAACAATAAAAATTATATGGCTGATTCCACTAAAAGAATACCAAGAGTAATAAATGACAATGACGTAGAAGCATACAATGCAATGGATGAGCTAATCATAGCCAAGGCAAAGAAGGAAGCCGCATTAGCTCAAATGGCTGAGATTGAACTATCACTCGCAACTAAACATTTAATAGTCAGGGAGGAAACAGCTAAGGCCATTTTTGAGGCATCAAGAACTTTACGAGATAGATTACTGGCATTATCCGTCAAGCTAGCCCCAGAATTATCCAATAATTCCAACGCCCAAGAAATAACTAAAATTTTAAAAAAATCCATTGAGGAACAATTAAGGGAATTTGTGGAAGAGTTAGAGGCTAAAATTTGAAGCTACTAACACGACTAAAAAATATTCCACCACCGCTAGTTATATATGATGGATATCAATCCGCCATAAACGCTTTAGTGGATGGAATTTCACCCGATCCAGATTTAAACTTTCAGGAATTTTGCGATACGCATTGCATCATTCCAAAATCGACAGGGGCAGCTCATCATGGAAAATACAATTCATCCTATACGCCCCATGTAAGGGATGTAATGCGACATTTAGATGTTTCATCCCCCACCAGAAGAGTAGTTGTAATGGCTGCATCCCAAGTTTGGAAAACACAATTATCCCTGAATTGGTTATGTTATATCGTAGCTCAACACCCATCTAACATATTGATGTTGCAGCCAACTGGAACGTTACATAAAAGAATCATCAACAGAATCAATAAAGTAATTGCAGCTACCCCAAGAATTAAAGATTTATTTGTTTCTCCAAATAGTAAAACCGAAATCAATAACGCAAGCATTAAAAATTTTCAAGGGGGAGGCTTATTCCTAGGTTCATCAGGTTCAGCTTCTAACCTTTCAGAGTTGCCTGCTAAGTATGCGATATGTGATGAAGTGTCAAGATATATCGATAATGTTGGGGATGAGGGCAATATAATCAAGTTGGTGGAGGGGAGGCAGACGACATTTAGAGATGCAAAAAGTTATTATTTTTCAAGCCCGACCGTTAAGGACGAATGCAAAATTTCCGAACTTTATTATCAAGGAACGCAAAGAGTAGCCCTAGCAGAATGTGTTCACTGTCAATATCAACAAGAATTGATTTTTGAAAATTTGAAGATTGATGAAAAAGGGGAGGCGTTCTATCCCTGTTCATCATGTGGCGGTTTACATTATGAGCATGACAAGCCCCTAATGTTTAAAAACGGTCTATGGTCAGATCCGAAATCGAACGATGGGGAAACAGAGAGCTTTCATTTATCTTCGATGTTTCAGCCATATGGCGGTTTTCCATGGACAGCACTTTATAATGAATGGCTTAACGCTAAAGTATTGATCGACACTAAAGCCGATTATACCTTAATGCAGGTTTTCTATAACACAAGATTGGCTCGCCCATGGCATCAAGCAGCCGATACCTTATCAAGTCAAGCCCTAATTGATAGATCAGAAGATTATCCACTAGGCATAGTCCCCAATGAAGCCACATTCGTTACTGCATCTGTTGATACACAAGATAATAGGTTTGAAGTTTCAATTGTTGGATGGTCGAAAAATCTAGAATCTTATGTAGTTGACTATCATATTATCCACGGATCACCAGCCGACTCCACTACACAATCAAGGTTGAAAGAGTACCTTTTGAGATCGATTCCTCATGCATCCGGTAAGAGCCTGAAAATATCCTGCACATTCATCGATTCAGGCGGTCACTATACACAAGACGTTTATGATTTTTGCCGTAGAAATAAGGCCCACCATATATATGCAATTAAAGGTGCATCTAGTCAAGGAAGTTCAATCATTCAAAAATCCACTATGGTGGACATAAATTACAACGGTAGATTTGCCAAGAAAGGTTTGAGATTAATTTTAATTTCTCCAAATTTAGCCAAAGATTTTATCTATTCCCGATTAGCCAATAAAAAAGGGTATGGTGTCATTCATTTTTCGAGGCATTTACCAGTTGAATTTTTTGAAGGAGTAGTTGCTGAATATAGAGAAATGAGGATGCATAGGGGAAGAAAAACATTCACTTGGGTTAAAAAAGACCCCAAGGCAGCTAACGAGCCGCTTGACTTATGCGTTTATAATTTGGCTGCAGCCTACTATTTGCAACTAGATAGGCTAAGTGATCATGAGTTTGAGCGAGCTAGATTAAAAATGGGATTAGATGAAGTTGTTGATGCTGAAGTCATAGATGAAAAAGTTGAAGAAATTGAAGAAATAGAAGTTGAAGAAATTTTACCTAAGCCTAAAGTAAGAAAAACTCCAAGGGTAAGGCGTGGGGGATTCATGGGATCATTGGGGTTTTAATTACTAAAAATAACATATAAATAATTGATAACAAAACAATAATAAAAGAATATGGCGGAAGAATTAACCACTTATCAGCAATTGCTAATCAAGCTTGATGAAGCGATGCTCAATCATGGTGCACAGGCTTTTACTCAAGACTATACTATTAATGATCGACGCATGAGTTTTAAAAGCTATGATGAATTCATTAAATTCTATAACTGGGTAAAGTATCATGCTGATTTAGATACGAGAAAACAAGCTGGTAAATCCACGCCCAAAAGAATCCTAACTTATCTTTAAGATATGGCAAAAAAAAGAAAACTAGAAACCACAGTTGAAAATGAAAATAATGAAAATTTGAATAATGATAATGTGGTAACACTTCCATCAAATCCGCCCAAAAAGAATAAAAGGGCGTTTGATGCTGCAAGGCTGAATCGATTAACCGCTTCCTGGTCTGCATTGGTTACATCAATAAATGACGACATCAAATGCGATTTACTAACTTTAAGATCGAGGTCAAACGACCTAGCCCAAAATGATCCATTAATTAAAAAATGGCTAGATACAGTAGAACGTAATGTTGTTGGCAGCCAAGGGTTTCAGCTTCAGAGTAAAGTAAAAGATAGTGTTGGGATAGACCATATTGCAAATGATGCCATTGAATCCCATTTTGATAAATGGTCAAGCAAGCCCGAGGTAACAGGCAGATTGTCATTACCTGAACTATCAAGATTAGTGGTAAGGTCAGTTGCCCGAGATGGTGAAGTATTAATTCGTCATATATTTAATGAATCAACTTATGGGTATCAAGTTCAGTTGATATCGGCTAATCGATTAGCCTTTATAGATAGAGAAGCCCACAATAATCAAAATGCTATTTTATCTGGTGTGGAAATAGACTCATGGGGACGACCAATTGCATATCATCTTTATAAAGATAAATGCCTACCAGCATCCCCAACAATAAGAGTTTCCGCAAGTGAAATATCACACATCTATGTACAAGAATACCCCGAGCAAGTAAGGGGAATTCCTTGGGCGGCAGCGGTAATGACCAGAATTCATATACTGAAAAAGTATATTGAATTTGCATTGGTGGCATCTGCTGTTGGCGCATCCAAGATGGGATTTTATACAACCCCAACAGGTGATTTGTCTCCCCTTGCAGAAGAAGATGAAGAAAGTGGAGAATTCATTCAACAGGCTGTTGCTGGTGAATTTGGAGTTTTACCTCCTGGATATGATTTTAAAAGTTTCGATCCAGATTACCCCCATCAAAATTTTAATGATTTCGTAAGATCAATCTCAAGGTGGATTGCATCAGGTTTGGGCATATCATATAACTTATTATGCAATGATGCTGATGGGGTTTCTTATTCTTCAATACGTTCTTTCATTGTGGAGGAACGAGATCACTGGATGACGCTGCAACAAGTTTTTATCGCTCAGTTGATGGAGCCAATATTCAATAATTTTATTACATCCGCATTACTGAAAAATAAACTGACACTAGAAGATGGCAAATCATTACCAATAGCCAAAAAAGAGAAATTTATGCGCCATGCTTTCTTGGGTAGGAGATGGAGTTGGGTTGATCCTAAAAAAGACGCTGAAGCTAAAATACTTTTATTTAATAGTAAATTAGCTTCCCCATATGATATTGCGGCTGAACAAGGAATGGATTTGAATTATATACTGCAAGATTTGAATCGCTTTGCTAACGAGTGTGAAAAATTAGGATTAAAAATTGAAAACGTAAGTATTCCCGCAGATGATGGTGGGGAAGAATAGTAATATAATCAAATATATAAATAATTAGGGTATAAATTACCCCATTATAAGAATAACAAGAAATGGACGAAAAAACAATAATAACAAAAGAAGAAAAACACTTTAGAAATCTGGATGTTATAGATTTTGAAGTTACAGATGAAAAAGATGATATTAGAGAAATTGAATTGTCATTTTCATCTGAATCCCCAGTCTGGATGGGGGATTATTACGAAATCTTAGACCACTCACCCGAGAGTGTAGATTTATCCAGATTGAATAGTCAGGGAAAAATATTTATTGAGCATGATTTAACAGTTGACAATCTAGTAGGTGAGATCATCCATGCTTGGATAGATCCAGAGTCAAGAAAAGGTAGGGCAAAAATAAGAATTGGGAAAAATGACAAGTCTGAGAATATTTGGAGAAATATTTTAGGCTCTGTTTTTCCAGCGGTATCAGTGGGTTATATAGTAAGAAAGGCTATAAAGGAAACCGCTGATACTTATAGGTCAGTTTCATGGATGCCATACGAAGTTTCATTCGTCGGCGTTCCGGCTGATTTACAAGTTGGAATTGGGAGGTCGGAGGATTCGCCCAAACCAGAATTAAATAATAACAATAATAACAATAAGGAAAAAAGACAAATGGAATTAAATCCAGAATCAAATCATGAGGGTATTAACATCCTCATCAATAACGAGAGAAAACGAGTAGCCGCAATCAACAAACTAGCTGAAGACTTTAATCATCTTGACGGTGTGCGTAATTTGGCAACTCAAGCAATCGAATCGGGAACGGATATATCTTCATTTCAATCCGATATTCTATCCAAAATGAGATCAGCAACACCACAAGTATCCTTTGGCTATGCAGCCCAAGTTACTGAAAATATTGAAAATGATCCTAAACGTGGATTCAGAAATTTCACTGAATTTACTAAAGCAGTTTTCACCCTTAGCCGTGGATTGCCTTTGAGCGGTGATTTAAAACGTGATGCCCTTTCTACCTTTGCTAACACTGCATCGGGTGCGGATGGTGGTTTTGCTATCCCTGAGGAATTCGCAGCTCAGATTGCAACGGTTGCTCAAAATGAACAATCACTCATCAATGAAGCTCATAATGTACCAGTTAGTGGCAATTCAATGACATTTTCATATGATAAAAATCTTCCTCATCTTGGAGGTGTGACAGCCGCCTGGACTGATGAAGGTGTTGCTGCAACTCAATCTAAAGCTAACTTAGGTAAACTTAACCTTAAAGTTAACAAGTTAGTTGCACTGTGCCCCGCATCGGATGAATTGCTAGAAGATAGTACAGCAATGGGCACACATATCAGTGAAGCAATGGGTAGAGCAGTTACCTATAGCGTTAATGATGCTGTCATTAATGGTACTGGTGGCGGTGTGAAACCTGTAGGTATATTGCAATCCGCAGGAACGATTGCTATTGCGAAAGAAGGAACACAAGCAGCCGATACCGTTGTTGCAAAAAATCTAACTAAAATGATGTCCCGTTTGATTACTCAAAATGGGAATCTAGTTTGGATTATGCATCCTGAAGTATTCGGTGAAATCGTTACTTTAACGATTGGTGATAGAGCAGTTTGGCATGACAACTTTAAAATAAGCCCACAAGGTACTCTATTAGGACGCCCAATTATCCTTAGTGATTCTTGTTCAGCCCTTGGAGATGCAGGTGATATCATTCTTGCTAATATGTCATATTACTATGCAATCAGCAAAGGTGGTTTACAGTCTGCACAATCCGCTCATTTGTGGTTTGATCAAGGTGTCAATGCATTCAGATTGACCTATAGATTGGATGGTGCTCCTTTGTTGGATGCCCCTGTTCAACCTAAAAACGGTAACACCAGATCGTTTTTTGTTACTATCGCTGAACGCAGCTAATATTAGGGGAGATTAAACTATAATGAAATTGTCAGAAAAAATCAAGGTAATTTCCGCTTGCCCACCTGCAGCCTTAACGAGTACTGCCGGAGACGGTAAATACATTAGCCTTCGTAACGTTGAAAAAGTATCGGTTGTTTTGAATATCAAAAACGGGAGTACTGTAACCGCTGGTAATGTTGCACTTTATCAATCTTCTAATGTTTTAGCTGCTGGTGAAAAAGTATTGCCGTTCACCAGTTACTACAAAAACGAGGATGTAGCTAATACCGAAGTATTAGTTTCAGCAACGGCAAGTGATAATCATTTCTTGACTAATACCACAAATACCCAATTGCTTCAATATGTTATTGAAGTTCCATTGTTCAATCTTGACCATGAAAATGGATATGACTGTATTAGGGTTGATGTGGCTTCAATGGCCAATGCGGTGGGCGATGCTTTCTACTTGGTGGAAACGAAACAAGCACCTGCAGATGTAACGCTAACCGAAGATTAATGTTAGAAAATCTAAATCTATATTTCATCGATTTTGGTGTTGATGTGGAGGTTGGGGGAGTAACTCTTAGGGGTATATTCTCCAACCAATATGTAGATGCAGATGGTATAAGTTCACAAGTGGCTAACTTGACCGTTAAAAGTTCCGATGTGGAATTATTGGAACTTGAGAACGGAACCGAATTGATTTTTCCAAATGGTGATACCTACCAAATAGCAGACAGTCAACCAGATGGAACAGGTATCACTATTTTATTACTAGAAAGAAAATGGAAAACATACGGACTCAGTTAAGTAAGATTGTCAAGGATGCAATTGTTGACGCTGGCATAAGATGCTTTTATTCCAGATTCAAGAACGTAAGTGAGAATGAATTACCTTGCGCCATCCTAGAAATTCCAAAAGTTCAAAATGAACCAGCAACAATAAATGGGTTATTAAGAAGAACTTATTTTGTAACGGTTGAATTGAAGCATAAGGGATTTGAAGGGGTTGACAATGTCATCGACGATTTAATGAATAAGGTAGAAAAGGCAATTGTCACTCACCCAAAATTGGATGGGAATAGTTATTGCGTTGAATGTGAAATTTCCAAGAACGATGAAGCTGACCAATTGATAATCAATGCAACTATGCTATTTAGCGTGACGTTTCATTCATTGGCAAGTGAGCCGGATTTAGAGATTTAAATAAGTTAAAAAATAATAAAAATAATAAAGGAGTAATACAAATGGCATTTTTAATGCTTAGAGTTGCAGCAAAAATAGGATCAGAGCTGAGCAATACAGCACCAATAACTGGAATAACGAAGGGAAATACGAACACTGTTATCGAGTGTACGAATAATTTTACGACAGACGATATTATAGTTTTGGACTCCACAATTGTTGGTAGTCCGCAAGCTAGAAATGTGATTGCCAAAGTCAAATCGCGAACCGCAGCAAATGTAACCGTTGAGATTGATTCTAGCAAATGGGATGATTGGGTCAGTTCTGGTAATGTTTCGAGGGTTGCAACATGGATCCCGATGACAACGGCAACAAATCTACAATTTGCAGAACCGACGCCACAAGAGCAACAAATTCTAACCATTCACGACGAACAGCAGACTACCCTCTTCGGAGTTGATGCTGCGCCAGTTGTTAGCATGAGCGTTTATACCGATCCATTTGATCCGGCTACTGTTGAAATCCGTAAAGCGGCTAAAACTAGAACTTTACGCCCTGTAGCATTTGAGTTTCCGAATGATACCGCCATGTTAGTAAATGGATATATTGTTGGCGGCCGCGGGGTTTCTGGGGGTGCCAACGAGGTAGCCACTGGTGAAGTAAGGATATCCTTACAATCGCCGGAGTTTTGGTACGAGCTTTAAATCAATTTTAATTAAGATTAATTCTTAACTATGAGGGGATTAGGGAAACTTAATCCCCTTTTTCATATTCTACTTGGTTTAAATTTGCAATTGTCAAAATGATACCGTTTCATATTAGAAACCCCTCCTGTTTTATTGCAATGAGGGCAAGTGATTATTCGATCAGGAATTCCTCTCCTAGCCAAACTCAATTTTCTCTTGGTCTCTTCAGAATGTTTCTTTCCATAATTTGGATGATTTTCTCCTTTATTAGCCAAACTCATTTTTCTCTTGGTCTCTTCAGAATGTTTCTTTCCGTACCGTGGATGATTTTCTACAGCATACTTCCCTTTATTTGTCTCACTAATTTTTTTCTTGGTCTGTTCAGACAATTTCTTTCCATACCGTGGATGATTTTCTCCAGCATATTTTCCTCTCCTAGCCAAACTCAATTTTTTCTTGGTCTCTTCAGACAATTTCTTTCCATACCGTGGAGATTTTTTTCCTCTCCTAGCCAAACTCATTTTTTTACGTGTTTCTTCAGACATTCCTTTTTTAGCCAAACTCATTTTTTTTCGTGTCTCAGCAGAAGGAGTTATTCCTGCAGTAGTAAATTTTGAACCTTGATTGTGTTTATTCAAGTAATCCTTATCATTTTCAATATCAAATAATTTATGAAGTAATGCTTCACAAAATAGTGCTTTATCTTTAGTGTCAAAAATTTTTACACTCTCAACCTTAAAGTTTTTAATCCCCCCATCAAGTTTTATATTTTTCCTTACCAATCGTGATGAAGTGAAATAACCCTTTCTATGTCCTTTACTTTTACCTTCAATATATTTTTCTATCGGCCTAAACAGTTCTTCTGGATGTGATCCCTTAGCAGTCCTTGATCCGATATACCATTTCCCCGTTACTTTATGACTTACCGCATAAACATAATATGTCGTATTCATTTTTCTCCTTTATTAATTTGCAGAATTATAACTCCACTTATTTTTTACCCTTGATTTTTTAAAATTTTTTCAAACAAAAAATCCATATAAATAATTAGATCGCATCATAATTTATAAGGAAAAACATGAGCTTATCTTTAATCCAAAGAATCCAGAAAGAACGCGAAGTTACTCTTGAGCATCAAGGAATAACGTTTACTTTCGAGTTGCCCACACTAGAATTCATCCTAGCCAATCTTGAAACCGACCTAACGCCCCAAGATTTGGCGAGAAAACAAATCCTCAATTGGGCGGGGATGAATGAATCCCACTTCCTTTCAGATGGCAACCCAGAAGTTGAAGTGCCTTTCAGCTCTGAGCTATTCGATATTTTCATTGCCAATGACATTGAACTTGCAACTCTAGCCCTAAACGCATTCACACAAAAATGCATTGAAAAACAGAATAAGAAAAATGAATTGGGAAAGCCTTTGAAGAGTTCATCGCGTGGCAAGAAATCGGGCAACTAAAGACAAAAAAAATCAATACTAAAAATTATGTCCCCCCACCTGAAATCATCCAAGCGGTTGAAATTTGGAACTTTTTAGGTGGGGGATTCGACGCATCAAAACTAGATATACCATTTGCATATTATAGAGTGGAACAAGTTGAAGAAATGATTCATCTGTTATTGATGATAAGGGATTACAGGTTGGAAAAGCAGAAGGCAGAAATGTCCCAACAATAAAGCCAACAAAAATAATAAAAACAATAAGAAGAAAGTATGGCAACGAAAGCTCAAATAGACATAGTCGGAAATGATCTAACGCAATCAGCATTTAAGTCTGTAATCAATAACATAGAACAGACTAATAATTCTGTTACTAAGTTAGAGAGATCACTTCAATCTGGATTTTCAAATTTAAAATCAACCCTTGGTTTTGGCCTTGCGGGTTTATTTTCTGTATCGACAGTTAAATCTATTGCAGATGCAAGTATTCAACTAGATAGAGTTTTTTCTGCTTTAACGGTTGGCACGGGGTCGGTTCGCGATGCAACTAAATCTTTTGAATTTTTAAAAACTGTTACATCCCAGTTAGGGATCGATTTAAAAACTTCATCTGAGCAATATTCTAGATTGGCCGCGGCCGCAAGGGGAACCGCATTAGAAGGAAAAGCTACTCAAGATTTATTTGTTGCTGTTGCTCAAGCTGCGGGTGCATTGGGTCTTAGCTCTGATGATACTGGCCGAGCATTATTAGCACTGCAACAAATTGTTTCTAAAGGAAAAGTTTCACTAGAAGAACTTTCGGGCCAATTGGGCGAGGTGATCCCAGGCGCAATGCAGATGGCTGCTAGGGCAATGGGGCTTACTGTCGGTGAGCTCAACAAGATGATATCTTCTGGTCAGATAATGGCTCATCAATTGTTACCTGCCCTTGCATCTGAAATCACAAAAACATTTGGCGATCAAGCAATTGCAAATTCTCAAGGTTTAAACGCTCAATTAAACCGCTTGAATAATGCAATGTTCGATTTGAAAATTGCCATTGCCGAAACTGGTTTGATTGAGTTTTTAACTACAACTGTCAAGTGGGGCACTCAAGCAGCTAATGTCCTAGCTAGTGTATTTGGTGGTGGCGCTAAAGTATCCGAAATAGATAGTCAAGTTAAAAAAATCGATGATTTAACAAATAAATTAAACTCGTTAAGGGATAAAAAGAATATCCCTATATTTGGCGAAAAAATATTATTCAATAAAAAAGAAGAGGATTTTCTTCTTTATCAAATTGAAACGGCCAAAGAAGAATTAGATAAGCTCAAGCAATCAGCCAAGGAAACGAAACAAGCAACGCAAGAAGTAATCACTCCCCCTAAAACTGGCGGTGGTACTGGTGGAGGTAAGCCTACTGGTGGAAAATCCAGAAAGCCTGAAATTTCAGAATCTGAAAAATTCATTGCCCAATTAAAACAAGAAGCCGAGCAAGCGGGTTTGACGAAACTTGAATTGACTAAACTTCAAGCGGCTAAACTCGGATTATCCGAACAATCAAAAGAATACATTGCCCACCTTGAAGCATTGCATGACAAGCAAATTGAGGAAACCGAAGGCGCAAGAATATGGAATGAGGAACTTAAAAAGTCACAACAGGTAATCGAATCTCTAAAAACTCCACTCGACAAATTACAAGATGAATTGACAGAGTTAAAACGATTACATGACAATGGATTATTGAGTTTTGAACAGTGGAAACAGGCAGCCACTAATGCAACTGTAGAATGGTCAAAACTCGGTAAAGGCACGAAAGATACACTAAGGGATTCTAACCAGTATGTAGTCCAAGCAGCAAGAAATATGCAAACTGCATTTGCAGATTTCCTTTTTAATCCATTCGACAAAGGACTAAAGGGATTAGTTAAGTCATTAGGGTCTACCCTTTACAGAATGGCGGCTGAGATAGCATCCAGTAAATTATTAGGTGGATTTGAGAATTTATTTAAGGGTAAAAGTTCTAGTGGTTCTGGTGGTTTTTTTAATCAATTATCATCAATTTTTAGCACTGGCTCCACCTTAAGTAATTTTATTCCAGGATCAAGTTCTATTGGGGCATTTATCTCCGGTATGGGTGGCGGTACAGTTCCAGGTGTCTCCAGTCAAGCTGCATTAATGGGTACTCAATTTGCAACTGTTGCAGGCCCACTTCTAGCAAATGCCATTGGCTTTTACTTAGGCAAAGAGATAGGCGGCGATAAGAAGCTATTTGGAATGAATAGCACTATCACATCTGCTATCGGTACTGTTTTAGGTGGGCCTTTAGGTGGGATTATTGGCGGTAGCCTAAATGCTCTATTTGGTAGAGGCCCCTATAAACTCAATGCCAGAAACTTTATCGGGGAGGTTGATGCTGATTCGGTTGATGCCACTATAAGAGATAAATTTAAGTCTAAGGGTGGATTATTCACATCGAATAAATCTAAGTTCATCTCAACTGAAATTGATCAAGAATTAAAGGAGTTACTTGACAATACTCTTCTCGGTTTCTCGAATTCGATCAGAACTTTCACAAAAGAATTACAGATTGATGCATCCGCCCTAGATGCATTCAGAGAAGGTTTTAATATTAGAATTGATCATAATGATCAAGAAAAAGCGCAACAACAAATAACAGAGTTGTTCAATTCCTTTGGCGAATCAATGACTAGGCTAGTCTTGCCAAGTGTCGAACAATTCAATAAATCCGGCGAATCCCTATTCCAAACTTTCCAAAGATTAACAGGTGAATTTATCACCCTAGTAGATGCAACTGTCATACTAGGTAAATCCTTACAGGAAGGAAGGGATTTAGTCAAGAATGCTGGTTTCGGTTTTCAAGAAACGTTCCTCAAGTTATTTGGTGGAATAGAAAATTTCAGTAATCTTGCAAATCATTTTGAATCTGAATTCCTTGATGCATCCGTTAGAGCAGCTAGAGATCAAGAAAAGTTAACCGAAGAATTAAATAGGCTAGGATTGAATGCCAAAATGACAAGGCAAGAGTTTACCGCCCTAGTCCAATCATATGGTAATGCAAACGGAATATCACAAGAACTATTCGCCGAGCTTCTAGTTTTAGCTCCTTTATTTGATAAAGTACATGATTCGATTGAATCCGTTAATGAATCGACCGAAGGCTTAACTGATGGATTCGCCCAAGCCGTTAAAAATATTGACGATTTAAAGAATGATCTTCAACAGGCTTATGATTCCCGATCATCCTCATTAACTGCTATTAGGGATTCATTCAAACAGATTATCAATAACTTATCTCAATTTAGGCAATCACTAGGACAAGGGGCTTTGTCTCCATTAACCCCTGCCCAAAAACTAGATGAAGCTAGAATTGCATTTAATCGAGCCGTTTTAGGGATGAGATCAGGCGATCAAAAAGCCTTTGAAGAATTGCCAAGGGTTGCGGAGGAATTCCTCAAGGCATCTCAAGTTTACAATGCTTCGAGTGCTACCTATGTATCTGATTTTAATCTGGTAAGAAAAATACTAGAAGAAGCAGAGGGTTATGCTCAAGAGCAAGTTGATTATGCAGATGAGCAACTTAAGGTTTTAAAAGAACAAGTATCAGGTCTACTTGATGTAAATGACAGTGTCAAGTCGGTAGAGGATGCCATTAGGGATTTAATCGAAGTAATGGCTGCCACAACTGGCAATCAAAATATAACCAATGAGCAGATCAAAGCGGTAGCCAATGATCCTAATTTATCCAACAGTCAAAAATTAGATTGGGCAAAAAGTAAAGGGGTTTCTGATAGTCAAATTATATCTGCTGTTCCAGGCGTTACCCAAAAAGACCTAACCAATATTAGATCAGGAAGTTATATATCGGATAGTCAAATTAGGGAATTTGTGAATGCCAATTCCGGTAACTTAATGGCCGTTTATGATGCTGCAGTATCAAATGGAATTAGCCGTCAAAGATTAGCTTATGCAATGGGATGGAGTGTTCAGGAGATTGAAGACTGGGTTAGAAAGAATAATCTAGCCATGTTTAAGTCAGGAACTGATTTTGTACCGAAAGACGGAATAGCCATGTTGCATAAAGGGGAAGCAGTCATTCCTGAATCAGTATCAGGTTTAATCAAAGAATTAATTCAGGAAGTTAAGGAATTGCGAAGAGAACAAAATAGGCAGACAGATGCATCAATAAGAACAACTGTTCAATCCAATATCGATAATGCGGAAAGAATTATAAACAGCACAATGCAAAGTGTAAAAAATCAAGTTTGGGTTAATACACGTTACAAAATTGCGGGGGGAAGATAATGTCATTCCAAGATTGGATAGAATCCGATTCTACATATAAGTGTGTTTTAGTTGATGTCGATGTTAAGGATGGGGCAGAAAAAACTTTAAATTTATCAAGTAGACCGTACCCTGGTTATAACCCAATTGTAATTGGTGATTCTATATCAATGACAGAAAGATTATCACTGGATGGTAGAAGTGGATTTACCGTTGGCGATATCGAATTGATGAATGCCGATGGTTCAATCGATTCTTATTTAGATTACATATGGGCTAATCGTTCCGTTAAAGTTTATGTTGGTGACGTTAGATTTGATAAAGTAGATTTTGAATTGGTGCTGGACGGTGTCACCGATGATATTGATTCCAAATCAAGGGATGTTTTAAACATTAAAGTTAGGGATAAATTACAACGATTAGAATTCCCTTTAACTGAGAATTACTTAGGGGGCAGCGGTAATAATAAGGATTCATTGTTGCCGTTATGTTTTGGGGAGGTTTTTAACATATCTCCTTTGTTGGCCGATGAGGCAACTTTAAAATATCAATATCATCAAGGGGCAACTGAGGGAGTTATTGAAGTTAGGGACAATGGAGTTCCGGTTGGATTTACCGCCAATAACACAACGGGTACTTTTGTACTTACTCAAGATCCATTTGGGCAAGTTACCTGTAGCGTTCAAGGGGATAAGCCCACAAACTGGAATACAACAGCAGCCAATATAATCAATAGAATTGTAACTACATATGGTCACAGTGATTTAAGATTTTCTGGTGGGGATATCGATTCATCAAATTTTAATGCTTTTGATTTAGCCAATCCCCAACCACTAGGTATCTATATCGATTTATCCGATACTGTTTTAAACGTATGCAATCAAATCGCACAATCTGTTGGCGCTCAATTGATGGTTAATAGACTGGGTAAATTACAACTGCATAAGGTAACATTAACCCCAACAGGAACCCCTACTGAAATCACAAGTAAAGATATTATTGCCGGTTCTTTATCTGTCGCCCAGAAAATAAAAGTTCAGGGTAGTTTCAAAGTTCAATATTGCAAAAATTGGACTGTTCAGCCGGTACTCGATACTAGAATACCTGCAGCCCATAAAGATTTATTGGCTAAAGAATGGCTAGAAGTTAAGGCTGAAAACGCAACAGTTAAATCTAACTATAAGCAATTGGTAGAGGTTGAAGCAATCCCCACTTTATTATTACAAGAATCGGATGCTCAAGATTTGGCGGATCATTACCTTTCCATCTATTCCACCCCTAGATTCATTTTATCCCTAACTGTTACCCCTAAATTTATGACAATGAACTTAGGGGATTTTGTAACAATAACAACAAATAGATTTGGGTTAGATAGTGGGAAAACAGGTCAGGTGGTTGGGATTCAAATTAATTTGGGGAATGGTAACGTTAACCTGGAGGTGTTAATTTAAATGGCTGCAACAATAAATCCACGTGATATCTATTTGGACAGTGAGGTTACAAGGAAAAATCAAGTAACCATTCCACCTGAATATAATATAGATTACTTACAAGTTGATAATGGCCCACCTGCAACGGCAACATCTAATTATTTCAGCACATCCACAAGTAACCCAACAGGTGGAAATGATGGGGATGCACACTATAATTCATCCACTAATACTATGTGGTTCAAGATCGATGGAACTTGGCGCAAGGGGGGAACAATTAATGCTGGCGAAATAACTGTTGGCACTTTAGCTGCAGCCAGGATTGCCGCCAATTCAATTACCGCCGATAAAATCAACGTTTCCACCTTATCAGCCATTGCCGCTAATTTAGGAACTGTTACCGCTGGCACTATCTCGGGAAGTTCTAATATTGAGATTACCGGAAGGGGTGCGTTTAAAGGAATGGGATTAACTGAAGGACAAAATGCCTCCTTAGTAGCTAATCCCACAAGTGCATCGGGTGGCTTTGGATTATGGGCTGGTGCATCTTCATCCGGTTATGCTGCTGTACTTGGTAGCGGATCAAGTGCTGCCAATGGTGTGACCGGAACGGCTTCTGGTTCTGGTCGAGGTGTAACTGCCATTCATACCGGAAGCGGTACTGCATTAGGCGTTATTGGAAAAATGACGATTACCGATACCTCACTAGTGTCTAATCTTAACGCCGATATGGTAGATGGTTACCACTCTACTTCATTTTGTAGAACCATTGGCTCTCATTCTGGAACTGCAACTGTATCATCAAGTAACTTCAATGTCCTAAGTTCGGTATCTGGTGTTTCGACAAGTGGCGGTGGATCAAATATAACCATTTATTCAGTTTCCGATAAAAGACTTAAATTTGATATTTCACCCGAAAGATTAGGGTTGGATTTTATCAACAAATTAAATCCGGTTACATTCAGGAAGAAAGACAATCCCGATATTTTATATCATGGATTTATAGCCCAGGATATGAAGGGGTTGGTAGAAGGAAATGACGATTGCTTACATTATCTAAATCCAAATGGATATTGGGGAGTGGATTATATGGCAATGACCGCCCCATTGGTTAGAGCTGTTCAGCAATTAAGTTCCAAGGTGGAGAGATTGGAAAGAATAAATAATAGTATCACATCATAATAATAAGGAGAAAAAAGTGAGGGATAAAACTTTTCATTTTGGCAAAAAAGAAGAAATTGTAACAATGCTATATAGCCCAAGCAAAAGAATAATAATTGAGGTTGGCGTAGGAAATAATGTCAATGGAAATTTTGAAGAATTACCCAATCAAAACTACGAACAATATACACTTGATATTGAAACCGGCCTTGCCAATTTTGAATCCAATGCTGAGATTATGGCAATGGTAGAGACATTTAAAAATTATTGTTGGGAGACTGTTGTAAATCCAATTAGAGTTGAAATCGAGGCGAGAAGAAATGCTGATATTGGGTAAGGATAAAGTTAAAACGGCTAATGTAATTGTTGATAGTGAGGCTGTCGATTATCCAGTTTCAAATTTAAAGAGTGATAGAAAATCATCCACCTGGAGATCAAATAACACTAGTAATGCAAGTATTACCGTGTCATTCGATCAGGCAATAGATAATGATTTTGTTGGATTCGCTTTAAATAATTTTGATGCAAATACCAGTATCCAACTAGATTATATTGTGCCTGGTGACTTGGAAAGCAGATCATCTCCTATTCAAATTCCAGGTACAAATTGGTGTGCCTTTGATATCGGCAACGAAACTAATGCATACTCGGTTGCTATAAAAACCGATGGCACTTTATGGGCATGGGGGTGTAATGAATTTGGTCAACTAGGGCAGAATGATACTATTGATAGATCATCTCCTGTGCAGATTCCTGGAACTAATTGGTGTGCCGTTAGCGCTGGTTATCAACATGTACATGCTGTAAAAACTGATGGCACATTATGGAGTTGGGGAAATGGTGGTGCAGGTAGATTAGGATATGGTATAGGCGGAATTCCGCAATCATCCCCAGTTCAAATTCCAGGTACTACTTGGGATAAAATATCTGCAGGACTAGGTAATTCTATTGCAACCAGAACAGATGGTACTTTATGGACATGGGGTAGTAATGCTTCTGGTCAATTAGGACAAAGTAATACTATAGATAGATCATCTCCTATTCAAATTCTAGGTAATGCTTGGAGGGATGCTGCTGTTGGGACTATTTCTTCCGTTGTTGCAACAAAAACCGATGGTACTCTATGGGCATGGGGTAATAATATTACGGGAAGTTTAGGACAGAATGATACTATTGATAGATCATCTCCGATACAAATACCAGGTACAAACTGGAATAAGATATCATTAAAAAATTCTTTTGTATTAGCAACCAAAACTGATGGGACTCTATGGGCATGGGGTGCTGGAGGTACTGGAGTACTAGGACAAAATAATACTATACCAAGATCGTCTCCAGTACAAATACCAGGAACAGATTGGGATAAAATTTCTGCTGGCAGTTTCCATTCATTAGCAACTAGAACCGATGGTACATTATGGGCATGGGGTAAGGGCACGGAAGGGCAATTAGGGAATAATTTAGCGCAGCATAGATCATCTCCGATACAAATACCAGGAACAGATTGGAATAGAGTTGCTGCTGGTGCTAATAATAGTATGGCCACTAAAACCGCTAATACTTTATGGGCATGGGGTTATAATAATATAGGTCAATTAGCCACAGGAAAATTGCAACAATCATTCCCACCTGTTACCGTTGGGCAAGTGTTCGATCCTCCTGAAGGTTTTGATACCAATAATAGTTCATCTTTTGCTTATGGTGGGGGAAATTATTTTTCAATTCAAACACCTAATCATCAAGTGCATGATATTAACATAACCATTGATTCATCAACTAATCCTGATGGATTCATTGAAATTTCAAGATTAGTTGCGGGTAAATCGATTCAAACTAATTATGGCGCGTCAATTGGAGTTGTTTCTTCTTTAGATGACCGTTCGGAGGTTACAAGGACTGAGGCCGGAGACAGTGTAGTTGATTATAGGCCAGTAACAAAATCACTTGAATTTAACCTTGCTCATTTAAATAAATCCGAAAGAGCAGAATTGATTAATATTTTCAGGTCAGTGGGAAAAAGAAATCCGGTTTATGTTTCATTGGCACAGGGTAAAGATGAGGACTTTAAGAAATCGATGGAGATATATGGGCGGCTAGATGATTTATCTTTAATTCTGAATGAATTATATGTGAGTGAGTGCAGCATAAAGATTGATGAGATATAGCGTAAAAAAGGGATGGCTAAAACCACCCCTTTACTTTCAAAAAAACGTTCTGATAAATTTATCAAAATCCATGTATTGCAATTTTATCAGCATATCCTTAATCTCTTCCCTTGTCCCAATGAAATAATATTCCGTTTTATACTTGTTAATTTCCTTTTTTAGTAGGAATTTTTTGCACTCATTCATCAAGAAATCGTATTGGTCTTTGCTCAGTCGATATGCATTCATGATATTTTCGTTCATTTTTTTCCTTTCCTTAATCAATGGTTTGCAATACATACTCGACTTGAGCTTTCAAATTTGGAATATTCCTAGCTCCATTTATTCCATCAAAATTACCCCATGTGAAAATTCCTATCCCTGAAATTAAATATCTATACTCATTATATAGGTCACTGTATTTTTCTAGTTGATCGATAACAACGGCTTCATCTGCAAAATTGAAAGCTCCAGCAATCAAGAATATTTTTTGATGAGACAACATAGAATCATACAGCCAAGCCGCATATTCAAATTGTGATCTACCGCCACAATCATCAAACGCCCCGTAACAGTCAAAGGCTATATGATCAGCCGCCTCCACAGTTAATACGTTTTCGTTTGGTCTTTCGGCTTTCTGAATATTGAGTTCTAAAAATGCTTCCACATGAAGCATTTGATATCCTAAAGCGAGTTTTAAATTTTTAAAAAGCTGTCTAGTGTTAATGTAATCTGCGGCTATTTCATTACATGCAGTTTGTTTTCCTGCATGACAGGCTTGTCTAACCCACCAAAAAGGTTCATCAAGCATAATCATTATTTTATGATTACCAAGCGCATTTAACAATTCAGTTGGGTCTTTAAATATAAAAGTTCCCGTGTCATAATCCCAAAAATATCTGGAAATCTCAATTATAGGTAGCATCCTGCCTTGGTTTACATCCAATACATTTTTTAAATTTTCTAGGCTGTCGGGCACGTACCCAAAGGCAGTTGAAAAACTAGCAACTTCATCTAATTGAGATGAATCCGTTATCTGTACCCCTTTCCATGCTGAGGCATTAAAGGAAAGGGTAAGGAAAAGAACTGCCGCTGCAAAAACTTTCAT